ATGCCCTCCCAGGCCAGCAACGCCCGCCGCGCCAGCGCTTTGGCGAAGGCGACGGCGCGCTCCTCGTCGGACGCCTCCTCGGGAACGGCCTCGACTGCCGGGTCGCTGCGGGACGCTACCATCAGAGCGGTGGTCAGCGGGCGCAACTGCACCCTGACGCCGGAAGCGAGGTCATGCCAGCGCGGCGCGTTTGTCAGATCAAGCGTCAGCATCCTCAATACACCTCTATGTCGTTGATCAGGGTTGCGGTGCACATCCGGCCGACCACACTGTCCCGCGCCGCCTGCCAGTCGAAGGTGGCCTGCACCCCCTGCGGACCGGAAATCTCGATCCGCGGGCGCGGCAGGTAGACAGCGTGTACCGTGAAGGTGAAGCTCTCGCCCGAGGGCAGCGCGTAGCCGAACTCAAGTTCACAGGGATCGCCATTGATCGCCTGCGTCACCAGCGTGCTATCGGCGAAGCGGACCTCGATGGAGCCGGTCAGCGCGGCGATGGACGGGTCCGCGCCATCGATGCGACCGTCGTTCCGGATCGTCTCGATCCGGTCGAGGTTGTTGGCATAGGTGATGTCAGCCGAGACGACATTGCCGAGGGCCGAGCCGTTGCGGGTGATCGACCCGTTGAAATGCCCGAAGCGTTTCAGTTCGAGCGCGGCCGGCGTCCCGGCTCCGGTCGTCGTGCCTACGGTCTCGCCCTGCGCCACCAGACGAGCGGTCGCCGTCAGCAACCCCGAGCGCTGCATTTGCCAGTTGATCTGGTCGAGAGCGCAGCCGGAATACATCGCATAGCGCGGCACTTCGGGCATGCCGGTCTCGATGGAGAGGCTCGGCAGCGTCCAGGCACCCGACTGGAACTCGTGTGTCCAGGGGCCGGTACCGGTCGTGGTCGGGTCACCAAAAGCCGCCTTCAACCAGAACCCGAAGGCCTCGGCGTCAAGCGGTACGACGACATCGCCATCGGCCGTCACCGCGTCCTTGATCGGGGCCAGCGGGTCGCGACCGTAGCCCAGCAGCTCCGAGTTCAGCAGAGGCTGTTCCGCGCCCAGTGAGGTACTGGCGAAGGGCATCTTCGTGAAACCGCCCGCCGGGGGCGTTCCATAGGTCGTCTCGAACGCAAGCGCCATCTGCGCCCGCGCCCCTTGGGCTCGTGCCATCGTATTCTCCTCGGATTGTCGAGATCAGCTTAGTGGGTCGGCCGTTGAATAGTGCAGGACGACCGGGATGACGGCCGCTTTCAGGCTCGCCGCGCCCTCGACCGGCAGATCGACCGGGCGCGGGGCTTCGGCCTCGACCCAATCGCAGAGCCCGCCCAGCGTGCGGTCGGCTGCGAGCGCCGTGCCGATGCTGATGGTCAACGTGTCGAAGGCGGCGTCACGGTTGGCACCCTGCACCACCGCCTCGATCTCGGCTCGGTGCTGGTAGTGGTAGGCGAGCGGCGACAGCGTCACTTCGGGCTCCCCCGGCTCGCCGTCCCGCAGGATCAGCAGGCCCTCGGCCGGGACTCGCTCGGGTAGCACCTCACCGCGCAGGGCGGTAGCGGCCAGCGTCGAGAGCCGCGCGTGCAGCGCAGTGAGGATGGTTTCGCGGGGGGTGGGCATTATGCTATTCGGGCTTTCTTGGGATGATCGAGGCGATCATCATCATGTTGATCATCGTGGTGAACATGATCTTTCCGGTGAGGCCGATGCTGATCATCCCCATGATGATCATTGACATGTACGGCGTTATACCGTACATAAACCGGCGAAGGAGACCGATTATGTTTGCGATCGAAACCACCGCACCTACGCCGGGCAAGATGGAGGCGCGCAAAGAGTTGCGCATGCATCGTGCTGATGAAGAGCGTATCAAGGCTGCAGCTGCTGCCACTGGCCTGCAGGAAGCTGACTTTATTCGTCAGGCGGCCCTTCTGCGCGCGCATGAAGTGGAACAGCGCATGTCTCTCTCCATTTTGCCCATCGACGCGTTTGAAGCTTTCAAGGCTGCTGTAGAGGCACCGGGACAGGTTGTGCCCGGTCTGGCAAGGGCCGCGGAAGTGTCGAAGGGCCTCCTGAAGGATGCCGACTGAGACCGCTGACAGAACGGGGGCGGAAACGCCCGCCCTCACAATCGCCAAGTTCGACAAGGCGCTGCATGACCGCAGCGCCTTCTCTTGTGGCTTTGGCCCCATCGACAACTTCCTGAAGTCGTCGCTCTCGGACCAGATCAAGACCGGAATGGTCGCCGCATGGATTGCCACAGCTGGCGACGATCCTGCCGTGTTGGGCTTTTACACTCTCGGCGCGATGGCCGTCCGAGCGGATCTTGGACCCAAGAAGTGGCAGCGCGCCGGTGTGCCCGACATCCCGGTCATCTACATCCGTGCGGTTGCCGTGCGCGAAGACATGCAAGGCAAAGGGCTCGGAACCGCCCTTGTTGTCGACGCCATGCGGCGCAGTTTGCAAATAACTGAGGAGATGGGAGCCGCAGCCATCGTCCTCGATGTGCTCAAGGACGATCACTTCAAACGCCGCTGGAGCTTCTACGAAGAACTCGGCTTCCAGCCGCTCGGCGACCCTCAAAACCCCGAGCGCGTCTTCATCCCAATGGCGAATGTGCGCGCAACGCTGGGCTGAAGAGCCAATCGGCATCAAGTCCGCACCTCCACCCAGTTCGCGACGATCAACCCCGGCACGCCATCGAGCGCCCGCTCGGCATCGCGATCTAAGTCCAGGCGCTTCGGCAGCTTGACCTGCGGGACCAGCAAGAAGATTGGGGCGGTGACCTGGTTGCGGCCGGTCTTCGAGCGCGATGCCACCGCCTGACCGCGTTTATTGATACGAGCACGATCGGCGACGAGCAGGCTCGGACCTCGGCGGCGATAGACAAAGCGCAGGCGCAGACCGCGCCGACGTTTCCATTCGCCCGGCGTGATGCGGCGACCGCGTAGGCCTCGACCTGCTGCTTCGGTCGGGATCGCAAGGTAGAACCCATCTTTCGAGCGGATCAGCGGCCCCGTGTCATGCGCGCCAACGATGACCGGGGCCTTGGACCAGACCAGCGCGGCCGCATCGAGTCTTTCGCCCGCGCGAGGAAAGGTCTGGTTGCGGATCGAGTTGGCGAGCCGTCGCCCAAGCCCTGCGCCGGTGATCTGCAAACGCCACGAGGACTTCAGCCCGGTGCCAGCCTCGCGCATCGCTGCGGTGACGGCTTTCTCGCCTGCCATTACCTCCGCGGCCATTGCGGCAACGAGATCGGGCCTTCGGTGGAGATTTGGTCCACTGGACCAAATCTTGCCCACCTCAGTGTCAAGCGTCAGCTTCATGCCGGGCGCAGGTCCACGGTCCAGACGAGCCGCTCGCGGTCGCGGACGGGCTCGCCCTGGATGAGGAAGGCCTCGCCGTCGATCTCGATGCGGTCGCCGGGGCGTGGGTTCGCGACATCGGTCACGCGTAGATCCAGCCGGGTGGTCTCCGACCAGATGCGGGCCTCGCCGAAGCCGGTGACGTCGTCTGGTCGCCGCAGGATCGCGCGGACCAATGTCGGCGCGCCGCTCTCCGCCGTGTAGACGATATCACGCGCGAGATGCACGTCCGCGAAGAGCGCATCCAGTGCCATAGCGACGGCGGTCATCAGGTCCGGCGGGCCTGTCGCAGCACTTGCGGGCGGGTGCAGATCGGTAGCGGATTGCTTTCAATCTCCAACCGCACCCATTCGTCACGATCCCGGTCCGGAATGGTGCGCGCATAGAGCGGCAGTCCAAGTGTGTTCACCGTCTCGAAGGTGTCCGCTGGCGCGTGATAGATCTCGAAGAGGCCCTCGACGCCTTCAGGATAGAAGAACGCCTTATCCGTCGGCACCCCGAAGGCAGAGCTGCCTCGGTAGCGGCGGAAGGTGATGCCGCCAAAGCTGACTTCGTCGGCCACGCGACCGCGGAGATCGGCCGCCGCAGCGGTGTTGAGGTAGGTTTCTCGGACTTCCTTGTGCGCCACGAGATCGGCGAAGAAGGCAGATCCGCATTCGGCGCGCACTATGACCGCCCCTGCCGCAAGCCCGCCGAGGCTTTCTTCCACGCTTTCAATCAGCGCCTGGCAGCGCTTGCGCAAGGCGCCGGAGCCGGGCGAGGAATTGTCGAGATCAAAGTCGATTTCGGCCGCAGGCGTGATCCCAAACTCGGCGGCATAGTCGATGACCGTCGCGCCGTCCTTGGGGTCTTTCACGATGCCCTGAATGCCATTGAGGAAGTGATACTCAAAGGTCGCCTCCGCATCCTGACGCAAGCGCCGCAGCCGGTGGGCCACCTCGGTCTGCACCTGTTGAGTTGCGGTTTCGGATCCGAAGTCGCGCACCGACTGGATCTCAGAGGCCCAGAGCACGTCTTGCTTCTTGAACTGGCGGCACACGAAGGCGCGCATATCGCGCCGCTCGGGCACCTGCTGCTCGTAAGCTGAACCGCGTTCGGAGAACGGGATCAGCGACAAGGTGCCATCGCGGCTCTCAATGAACACGGTGCGGGCGCGCACGCCGCGCGGGCTGAAGAGGTTTGAACTGGAGAGAAGCGCCGGTTTGAACGGGATGTTCTCCAGCGCGCGGGTGAGCTCGATGACCGAGAAGGCATCGGCTTCGAAGATGTCCATCGTGGCCATCGTGTTTCCTTTCAGGAGTGTTGGGGATCAGCGGACGAGAATGCCGGCCGCGAGCAACGCGGTATGCGCGGCGGCAATCTCGGGTTCGGTCGGAGTGCCGGCAAAGACGAGATCGTAGCGGTTCACGACGGCGGGACCACGCAGGAGCACGACCGCGTCGACATCACCGCCGGTGGCATCCACATTGCCCCAAAGCACGGCGACGGCGGTCTCGGTGCCGTCCGTGGCACCGGGATCGTGGGCTGCGTATTTGCCAGAGGCGGTGATACGGCCCAGCACAGTGCCGGGGGAAAGGTCGCCAGCGGCGATGGTCACTACCTCGCGGGTGTAATCGCGGAAGGCCTCCCAGACGAGAAAGCCACCGGGATGGGTTGTTTCGGAAAGCGTGGGCATGGGTCACTGTCCTTTGCGCTTGAAGGTTCGGGCGATGACATCGCCCCAGGGTTTTGCCACGGAGCCCGGTCCGGGCTGCGAATGGGCGGCGGAGATGTCCGGATCGGATTTGGCGCGCGCCTCCAGAAGTGCTGCCCGCACCGCCTCGAGGCTGGCGTTTTGCTCCAGAAAGCCAGCGGCCATCTGTGGCTGACCCGCGAGGCGACAAAGATCGACGACCGCCTTGGCATGGGCCATGGCTTCCGCCCGGATTGTGTCTGGGTCAGGGACTGGATCGGGAGGCGGATCCACAATCTGTGTATCGCTTTCGCCTTCTGCAGCTTCGGGCTCAAGCGCGGCGTCCACTGCGGGTTGGTCCTGCGCGGCTTCAATCAGCGGCGCCGGTGCATTGCGGAAGGCCGCAATGTCGAACCGCGCTGCGATCCGCAGGGGCTCCGCCATCCGGTCGGCAAGTCCGGCCTCTATAGCGTCAGCCGCGTCGAACCAGGTTTCAGCCGTCATCAACGCGGCGATCTCATCGTCGGGTTTGCCGGATTTCGCGGCGTAGCCCTTGATTAGGCTGCCCGCGATTTTGTCGAGCGCCTCGGCCATGTCCCGCATATCGCTTGCGGTGCCCATCACTAGCCCCGAAGGGTCGTGTATCATCAGAAACGCGTTCTCGGGCATGACGATCTCATCGCCTGCCATGGCGATGTAGGACGCGGCGGAGGCGGCAATACCGTCGATGGTCACCGTGACCTTGCCGTCGTGACGCTGCAGCGCGTTGTAGATTGCCACGGCATCGAAGACCGAACCGCCCGGGCTGTTGAGGCGCAGGTCCAGGTCCGTGCCCGCCTCCAACGCACCAATTTCCGCGATGAACGCCTTGGCGCTGACACCATAGGCACCGATCTCATCATAGATCGAAAGTTCCGCGCCCGTGTCCCGGGCCCGGATCGAATACCAGCTGTTCATAAACTCACTCCTGTTCGGTGGTGTCGCCGTCACCGCCGTCGTCCTCAGGTGGTCGGTTCGGCGTGGCGCGCGCGCCTTGTGTCTCGCCCCGACTTGCGCGGTAGGTCAGACCAAGCTCCTCCGCCCGCTCTCGGTCGGCAGCGTTTTCCCGATCGATTTCCTCGATGTCGTAGCCTGTGGCCTCGACGGCCTTGCGGCGTGATAAAAGCCCGGCCTCAATGGCCAGAAGCTGCGCCTGAATATCCTTGAGCGGATCGACCCAATCCCACCGAGGTGGGATCCACTGCACCGGCAACGCGGTGTTGAGATCGTCTAGGTCGAGCGCGCCAGAGATCGTCGCGGCTTCCAGCCAGCGCCGCCAGATCGGTCTGCAAAGCTGATGGGCAATGACCCCGTGCTGAAGCTGCCCGACGCGGCGTCGGAACTCGACGAGCTCGGCGCGCAGGCTCGAATAGTTGGCCTGCCGGACATCGCCGGTGACCAGGTGATACGGCAGCCCGACCGAGGCCGCGATGCTGAGGAGCGTCCGGTATTGGAACGCCTCATACCCGCCACCCACATCGGCGGGGCTTGAGAATTTCACATCCTCGCCCGGCAGCAGCACCTGCAGCGTCCCAGGTTCCAGGCTGGCGATCCCGGTGCCGTCCTCGGCATCCTCGGTCTCACCCATCAGCGGTTCTTCGGGCGCGGTCTTGGTGATAAAACCGGCGAACATTGCCGCGGTCTTTTTCCGGTCAAGCTCAGCATCATCGTATTGATCGAGCAGAAAGAGCCGCACCATGGCCGGTGCCACATGCGGCAGGCCGCGGATCTGACCAGCGTCTATGGGCCGGAAGATGTGCAGGACGTCATCAGCCGACACTCGCACCGTTTCCGGAACAACCTCCCCCTGATCCGTGCTGTCGCCGGGATGACGGCGGCGGAAGTGATAGGCGACGCGCCGACCGATCCCATCAAACTCGATGCCACAGCGGATGCGATTGCCATTGGCGGCTGTTTCAGTCTTGTCAAAGGGCAGCATCTCCGATTGCAGAAGCTGCAGTTGCAGAGGAACGCGCAGCCCATCTTTGGGTCGCCTTGGTCGAAGGCGGACAAAACACTCACCCGCGACGAACATCTCGCGCGCCACCATGGCCTGCAGGCCGTAAAAGTCGGTCAGCCCGTCCGCATCCGCCTCGTCGGTCCAGGCCAACCAGAGCCGTTGCACCCGGTCGCGCAGATCAGCATCCTCAATCAGAGAGGACGGTTTGATCCCATCGCCCACGAGGTTCGCGGCAAAGGCTTCGCAGGCGTTGGCAGCATAGCCATTGGTCACCACAAGTTCCCGCGCACGCGCCAACAGCCTTGGCCCACCCGCCGCGACCAGGGAGTTGATGTTCTCCAGCGGCGGTTGCCAACCGCGCAGCCTCCGACGCGCCATAGCCCCTTCAAGGCGCGCGCGCACGCCTTTTGCCCCGCCGGAACGGGATCGAAACACATCGAAGAGCCCCATGGATCAGAGGCCCTTGTCCGTGGTCACACGCGGGTGCCGGATGACTCGACGTCCTTCGGCGGTGGCTATCTCACGGTCCAGTGCCTCGATAGCACGGTCGATCTCGGCGATGCTGCGATACTCGACGGTCTTGCCATCGTAGCTGACCCGCGCGACGCCAGATGACCGCGCGGCGGTCAGCGCGTCCTTGCGCGCCTGAAATTCCGCAAGCGTTGCGATTGATTATCCCATGTAGTTGGAGCGCACCGAACGTCTGCGTGACGCCGGGCGGTGGGTCCGTGCAGGTGCGGTGTTCCCTCCGCTATCGCTGCTTTGTGGCGCGACCTGCCGCTCCAGTTCATCCCATTGCGCGTCAGACCAGCGGTCCGCGCCCGTAATCCAGGCGGCTGCGCGAGCATAGACCCGGCAATCGAGCGCCTCGTTGCGGTCGCGCAGTTTCTGCCACTCCAGTTTGGCAAAGCCGCGTTTGTTGCGGACGGTGACCAGTTGCTCGGCGACCAACTGCTTCAGCCATTCGCTATCGGTCCAACCCGGGAGATGGATCGTGCCTGGGGCAAAGGCAGCGTCGATTATGGTTTCGTCCTCGGACGGTCGATCTTGACGCAGGAAGCGATAGGTCTCCGCCTTGAAGGTGGAGGTTGCCACGGTCCAGAGCCGTGCGCCCCGCCGCAATCGTTTTCCGCCGATGGTGGCGTCGACATAGGTCGGTCCCGATACGGGTGCTGCTCTATTGAAGCCTTCGACGCCTTTCACGGGCGAGACTTGCGCAAATCCAACCTGACGGGCCCATGCATACACCGCGCTGGTTTCGAACCCGGTGTCTATCGCCAACCGTTTGATCGGCAGCGCCACGCCATTGGCGTGAGACCATGTGCGGCTGAGCAGCCGACCCAGCTCTTGCCAACAGGCGTCTGACCCCGGCCCACCTTCGATGACCACATGGTCAATAAGCCAGCTTTCCAGACTGCGGCCCCAGGCCCAGACATCGACCTCGATACGGTCTTTCTGAACATCGGCCCCGGCGGTCAGGAACAACCCGCCGTCAGGGACGATTCCGGCTGCCCACTCCTCCTTCAGACCGGCCAAGCGCTGCCAGTCTGGCGCATCACCGGTTTCAACCCAAGTCTCCCCGAGCGAGGTGTTGACGAAGGTCTTCATCGCCTCGTCGCCACCGGCCCGGGCCGACAGAAACGACCGCACCATCGCGTCAAGTCTCACCCAAGGCGAGTAGATCTCGTTCAGATGGAACCCGGCCGTGCCCCCAAAGGGCCGCTGCGCAATCCAGTGACCTTTGGCAACGGCGGCCCAGCGGGTTTCATCCGTCCAAGGCTCGTCACACTCGATACAGTGATATCGGGCGGTTTCAGGCCGGTGCGCCCCAGACGGGCCCTTGTTCCATTTCACCTGGCTCCAGGTCAGGACCTGGTCGGTGCCGCAGCACGGGCATGGCACCCAGAATTTCCGTTGGTCACTTTCCTCATAGGCCGTTTCAATGCGGCTCGATCCTTTGTTGGTTGGCTTAGAGACCAGCACGATCTTGCGGTTCCAGAAGGTTACGGTCCGTTTCTTCGCCAGGTTCACCGGATCCCCCTCGGCCCCGGCGCTGAACGGGTAGCGATCCACCTCGTCACAGAGCAGCAGCCGGATGGGCCGGCTGGCCAGGCCAGACGGTGCATTGGCACCTACAATGGTCAGGTGCCCGCCCGGAAACCTCTTGTGCAGGATCTTGTTGTTGCCATCGCGGGATTTCGGGTTGGCGATCTTATCCTGCAGGCACGGCGTGTCGCGGGCCATGGGCGAGAAGCGGTCCTTCGACCAGGTTTCCGCATCCCGCTCGGTCGGCATCACCACCATGATCGGCGCCGGGTCTTGGTCGATGTGATAGCCGACCGCGTTGTTCACCACCTCCGTCTTGCCCACCTGTGCCGAGGACATGATGACCACGGTTTCTGTTGCGGCGTCCGAGATCGCCTCCATGATCCCGCGCTGATATTCCGCCCGGCTCGTGCGCCATTGGCCGGGCTCCGCACTGGCCTCCGAGCTCAGGCGTCGGTTTGCATCGGCCCAATCACTGATCGTCAACTCCGGCGGCGGTCGCAGCGTCAGCAGCGCCCGTGTCACCGTCCGGCGCAGGATCGGGCTGCTCGTCAATGTCAGTCTGTTCTGGTGTGACATGGGTATCCGCGAGATCATCGAGCACCTCGCGGAGGGTGGCGCGGATCAGGTTCCGGGTGTCTGCGACCGTTGATTGGTCATGGGCGAGCGGCGCAAGCCGGTCAGGCAACGCCAGAAGCCGCGTGCGCAGCAGCGCAAGCACCGCAATCCACGCGGCCTCGACATCCTCAGCCGCCAGGACTGAGCCACGCTTTTTATCGGCCTCGATCTCCGCCAAATCCGCCCGCGCGCGAATGAACCGGGCCCGTTCGGACGCATAGTCCGGCGCACCCGCCTGTGCCTTGGCCGCCTGATCGCGCAGATACTGGACATAGCCGCGGACCGAGCCGACGAGCTCATACTGGCCGCGATTGGCTTTGGGTATGACCCCTTCACGGCTGAGCTGCTGAACCCGCCGTTCGGATAGATCGAGTAGTTTCGCGATCACTCCGATGGGCTGGGTCGCTGACGACATGTGATGATCCTTATGCCTCGATCAAAGCACTGATATTGCTGCGATTATACTGGATAAGCACCCGCCGCAGAGCGAAGCTGCTTACAACAAAACGACCCAGCCAAAGGAGCTACCCGAGTGACCCGCCTGAACCCGCAGACAACGCCCCGCCACCAGCTTCGCGCCGAGAAAGCGCGCCGCAACAAGGGTGAGACCGGTTCCGCCACCGGTTCGAGGAACCGGTCGAACGCCTTGAACGCCTTCATCGGAAAGACGGCAGAGATCGACGAGATGCTTGCGCGGCTCCAGAGCCTCAGCGACGAGCACTTCAACTGTCACCCCGACGAGATCGGCTGGGCCACGGTTGGCAGCCTTGAGCACTACGCCAGCCTGCTGAAGCGCATCACGGACAGCGCCTTTGGCGAAGGCGAGTACGCGGAGTGAGCCCGATGAA